TCATCTGTTATCCCTTGAGTTATTTTTCTCCAGTCTATCTGATCTTCACCTTCTCTAGACTTGTACTTATAGTATGATGCCATAATTTATTTCTTAATTACCTTGGGAATATGCTTTTAAAAAATTTTGAAGTTTTTCCTCTTATAGAATCTAAAAAAGTAGGACCTCTTTCCCTACCTCCTATAGCTTCAAAACCAGATAGATCCAATCTTCCTCCTTGAGCTTTATATTGATCATACGTTCCAAGATTCAGTCTTTGCGCTATATTAGCTTGTTCTTTTTCTTTAGCTTCTTTAGATCCATAAAGCTCACTACTTTCAAAAAGATTTGTACCTACAGAAGCCAATCCTTGTACACCTCCAGCCATTGCTGATGCTTGATTCTTAGCAGCATCCGCTGCAGCTATCTGAGCGCCTTGAGCTTCGCCCAAATCTAAATTAGCTTTCATGGTTGCTAGTCTTGACTCTTCTCCAGCAACAGTCTGTTCTAGCTTTTCTAAACTATTAATCTGTCTATTAGTAATGTCTTGCTCGCCTTGTTGCATACCCAGCATAACTCTTCCAGCGATTGCTCCTGCTCCACGTTCTCCTTCCTGACCTGCTTGCACTAGCCTCTCACCTACTCCCGCCAAAGAATCACGCTCTTGCTCAAAAGACTTTAGATTGATGTCTAGCCCTTCGTAAAAGTTTTCCTCTAACTTAGCACGAGCAGCCTCTACTGCTTTTTCAGCATCTCGCTCCGCTTGTTGTTGTAGTTTACCCTGCTTAGTGGCTTGAGCAAAACTCATTGCTGCTCCTCTTAGCGACACTGCTGTGCCTATGATTGCTGTTGCTGCTGCCATATTATAATTTTTTTATCATTTCTTGTGAGTAATTATCTGCTGCCGTATACCCAAGGTCCTCATATGTTTTAATTAGACTTTTACTTTTAAGCAGTGCATAGCAGAACTTGTTACCGCTAGTCTTACATGTGTCTGTTAATGTTTTAATGAGCAAACTTAAAGCTTGTTGACGCTGTGGTTTCTTACTATAATCTCTACTAGAAATAATCCAATCCACCCAGGCAACTTTTGAATTTGTCATATATACAAAACCTGCACATACAGGTATATCATTATCTAAAACCATTATACCTCCCTTACCATTATCAGGTAGGAAGTCTTGCAGAGGTGGAGTCCATTTCCAGTCCTTCCACCAGCCCACGAGTATTGCGTCGTAGTCTGTTTCTACTAATGGTCTTATGTTAAAACTCATTTCTAAACAAAGATACTAATTTTTAAGGATTGCTTTTAACTACTTGAGACTCTACAGCAAACAGCTCTGTTGCTATCGTTGCATTATTCTGAAGTATAAATTTCATGTAGTGTCCTAAAAGTCCATGTGACTCAGCCTCTTGATTTTTAATATATAAAATAAAAGAGTCTTGAAGTGTGGGTGCTGCACCACCAGCCACTGTCGCATCTACCGTAATCCTGTTTATATTATTCACCAGATCTATTTCTATTGCTGTCACCGTTCCCACTAAGGTAGGACCCGTGTAAGGAGGGTTAACAGAGTACAGGCTGTCTCCTATACTTATTATATTTCCTATGTTTATAGTAGTAGCAAAATTTATAATAGGAGTATTAGCAGTTCCTGTTACAGACAAACTCTGTGATATACCATTCATTGATCTTAGGGCATACTCTGTAAGCGCTGCTGGATCACCTCCGGCACTTCTTATGTATGCAAACCAGTCGCCTTCTTTCTGAACAAACCACTCTAGGTCAATGAGTCCTGTGTTAGGCAAGTCAGTTTCTAAAGAAGCGGACCATGCGGCATCTGCCTCTAGGTTTATTGTCTTAAATATTTTATTAACTAAAGGATCTTCGTTAAATACACTAGTAATTCTAGAAAAACTTTGTGTACCATAATAATTGTTTCTTACCGCATTCGTATTGTGCTGGTATATGTTACCTCCTGAAAAAGAATATAAATAATTATTCATACCAGCCATGTACTCAGGAAGATAAGAATAAAATGAAGGCCACCCCTTAGAGTTTTCGCTGTATGTTAGAGTATAATCTGGCATAATAAAAAGTTTATTTATACAAATTTACTAAAAATAACTGACCACTTTATCTCCCCATCCATGCGATGCGCTATAGGGCCATACAAAATACCTTAAAGGCTTATTTCCCTTCATTGATCTAACCACATTAATGGATGATCCTTCTGCTGATTTAAGAGCCACTATCTCCTCTTTATTTATGGTATCATAGTATACAACCATTCCGTTATTATCCTCAAACACAAGGGCTGCAAATACGCAATCTTCATACAAGAAGTCATGTTTATTTATCCTAACGTGATAGTCTTTTAATTCTATATAAACTGAGTCACCCTCTAACCCTGGCGTAGGTAGATTTTGTTGACACCTATGGGTCATGGTTTGATCCCTAAACTTTAATCCTGAATATAACTCATACTCTTCTAAAGTTCTTTCATCTCCTAAGCCGTACTTTTTAAAAGTATTTTTATTACAAGGACTGCAAATCTCTCCATTGATTCCTAGCAGTTGACGAACTCTAGACTTTGACTGATTGTCTCTAGCACTCCAATCAGAATTGTCATCCCAATGCCTTGCGCGTTTGTCACCAGTGTAGTCATGCCAAGCGATAGGCTTGTTAGGAATAAACAGATCATAGCCATGCGTGTAAGCCCTTACGGATATAGATATTTCTTCTCCATTAAAATACATTAACGGATCATGAGGTACTTCTTTGCAGAACTTTCCTAGCGTAAAAGCAAAGTGACCTGAGTAAAACCTAGAGGGCGTAGGTTCTTGTTGTTTGCCTGCACCATAGAGACTAAATATAGGAACGCCTTGGTCCCACTTCCTAATAGACATTGCGTAACTATTTTCATCTGTACCTTGTGGGTAAGTTTCAGGACTATACGCAGGCACACGAGAGGTTAGCAAAGGTTTTTTATGACCTTTTTTTATTAAACTATTTAAGGTGTTTATACAATCTTTGTCCCATCCCTTTACAAATCTATGATGCGAGTCTATTTGCAGGGTATAGTCCTCTCCGCTATAGTGCTGTTGAATTTCATTACGTGCCCAGCACACACCTTGAGATTGAGTATGAGGTATCTGAATTACAATAAACCTTCCGTCACTAGCAAACTGATCTAGATTGTCCCATTCATCCTCTTCAGAGTACTGATGAGCTATACATATTTTTAATCTTTCAGGATGGGCTGCTTGTTCAATAAGGTCCTTAATGGTAGGTACAAGCTCAGGGTCACGATAGCTAGCTATCTGTACAAATATAGATTTCATTAGATTAGATTTATATTACTAAGATATAAAATTATTTAATGTTCGTTCCCTTACCACCAGATTTCTGATTAAGCAATACACAAGTGTAAGCATTACAATTTCCGCTTACAAAGTCTAAGAAATTACCAACCACACTTGTTCCTGCAGTTACAGACCCTTGAACAGTACCGCATGCTGTCTGTCCCCAGTCAAGCTCTATCGTTACAACCTCACCATTACTTAAACTAGTATTAGAGTCAACATTCCATACTTGACTAGTTGAGCAATTTAATATTGAATAAGCATAAGTAGTTGGAACCTCAGCAAATGTACCGTTAATAAAAGCTGTTACCTCACTAGAAGATGTTATTGAATTTGGCGTATACGTTACACTAACTCCTGTTCCTGTAAATCCTGGAGATACACTTACACCAGTATTAAACCAGTCTGCATTATTTTCATCAAATGTTGTGCCTTGATCAAAAAGCTTTTGAGCTCCTGAACTATCTCCGGTTAAAGTAAAAGCTGTGCCTACAGAACCGCCGCTTACATTGTCATAATTGATTCTTAAAGACGCTGTACTTATAAGCGCTGTTCCGCCGCCGCCGCACGTGTCTGATGATGCAAAACTAGGTGGATCCCAGTATTTAGTTATTCCAGACCCTTGAGTATAGTGTCCTCGAGCTGCATAATCTCCACTAGCGCAACCATTTTCTGATGCATATAATTTAGTGGCAGTAGCAAGACTAGAAGTGTCACCAAAAAGATAATTGTCCTGCCCTTCGCATGCAGTATTAGGAGAGTACTGTGCAATCAATGGGCTACAATTTGCTGGAGGCGCACAAGCATTACATCCTAAAGAATAATAAGTAGTAACTTCAAATGTATTGTTTACTGTATCAGTTCTGCTTACTATTTCATAACAAGTTGAACCATTATTTAATTTTACAGATCCTCCTGGGCCTGCCTGATTATTAAATGTATAAGCAATTTGAGTAGTATTACCTCCGCAAGGTTTTACTATAAGATAAAATTTTGGAGTTGGGTCTGGATCATTAGGCTGTTCGCAGCCAGCATCAGTACTTAATGTTGCATTTCCTCCGGCACTAGCGGTGTCAGTTTTACAACACCACACCGCAGGTGAATTTGCCGTAGCATTTATAGTAACTACAGCGTTATCATAGCATTGATTACAAATAAGAGTACCTGTAGTTCCAGTAGTGGCAACGTAAGTTGTGCACTCTGATATCGCTTGACATGTTTGAGTAATCGTGAAGCTAGTGCTTATTCCTGTTACTGCTTCTACTATTATCCAGCAACCGCTGTCTATAGTAGTATTAACTATATCTCCTTTACCAAAATTAGTATTATCTAAAACGTAGTTTATAGCATTTGTTGTAGTTTCTCTAACTTTAAATTGAGTTACTATTACAGCAGCAGGGATACATGGATTATCTCCAGGTCCTGCGCTATCACAAGCGCTATAAACAATTCCGTCATACAGCCCTATATTAGTCACTTCATCACTAGTACATAAAAACAAGTCGTCTATGGTATAGCAAGTACCAGATACTTTTACGGATGATGTTCCCTGTGTAATGCTATCAAATACATTAGTAGGCGTTTTAATAATTACTTTATCACCACCGCTGCAAGGTGTAGCATTCCAATAGCAAAACCTTTCAGGTGGAGGAGGACAGCCTAAATTAACTGGATCTGAAGGAAATGATCCTTGTAAAGCTAAATTATCATTTAGAGCTGAGTTATAAAGATTATTTGAACCAATATGAGGAGTAGAATTACCTTCAGGATGAGCCGTATTAGCACTAGTATAAAACTGACCGGTTGTAGTGTCTAAATACCTTCCGTTTATTGGAGGTTTGTCCGTAGCTGAATCTACAATATAAGTAAATACATATTCATCAGAAGAAGGCACACTATTAGGACATGGATTTAATAAATAGTATTGAGGTATAGGTTCTGTTTGAGTATTGCAAGGTCCAGTTATAGTTGCGGTTACTACATCTGTTGACCCATTATTAATTAACCAGCAATTAGTACTAAGATTTGTTGTAATTTTTTGAGTAGGCTGATAGGTAGTTGTTATGGCTACAAATGCAATCGTACCTGTAACCACATCGGTAACCTTATAGCTAGTATTAGCAGGAATAGGAGCATCTTGAGAGGGAGGCGTACATGAAGGGCAAGCCACAGGATCTAAAAGTCTTCCGCCTACACCCCCTACGCAATCAACTTGTTCTCTTGCAGTCGCGCCACCCATTTGATAAAAACCATTAGGAGCACACGTAGTTAAAGCTTCGTCTAGAAAAACCTCATTTGCATTTGCAAAATTAATTGTGTCAATATAATATGTACCCGCTGCTGCCATTTTGTAAAATTACTTTATTTTTTCTAACATATAAATCGTGCTACTACCCTTCCTGTATTATCTATCTGAATCCACCCTTGCGCAAAGCCTCGAACAGCATATATCTCTCCTGCTGCAGGAGCTACAAATCCAAAGTACTTATTATTTCCCGCAAAGGGAACGCTAAAGTTTTTATCTTCAAAAAACAAAGTGTCAGGTAAAAATAAACTATTAGTAGTTGTTATAGAAGTATATACCACTTCTGGACAAAAAGTAGTGTCATTACAAAGAGGAGGATTGGTAGGTTCTTTTCCTTGACTCGCAATATTACTAAGCATCCATATTGGAGGATCAGTTAAAAGAGATGGACAGTAGGTAGTGTCTTGACACCCTGAGGCTCTGCCTATAATTTCTCCACTAGCACCATTACCCCAATTTATTTTTTCAATTGTAGCACACTTACGATCACTAGTATTATTGCTTGTTAAGCCTATCTCATCATAATAAACTATATCACCAAGACTATATAGAGCTTGAGAATCATCGGCTGATAAAAATACTCTTGTAGCATTACCCCCGCACTGTATTGCTGCGTAGTAATTCTCTGCACATGACGCTCCTGAAGTTACCGTTAAAGTAGCTCCTGAACTATGATCGCTTAAAGTTGGAATACTTTGACTGCATACTGTTTTAGGCGAGGTACTTGTGCTTATATCATCTTGAGTCTCTACGCCATTGCAAGCCGTATATAAAAATGTGTTTACAGCAGGAGCTCCACATGCTGCTCCTGCTTGAGGAGTTCCGTTTCCATTATCAAAAACTGGAACTGTAGAGGAACATACCTCAGGCTCTTGCGCCGGAAGTATATCTGGAGCTAAGTCTCTTACACGACTAGGACCGAATTCGCCACATTGAGTAAATTCAACATCAGTAGGTGAACCGCCGCTATCATTATTTCTTAAACTATAAGTTATACATTCAGATGGAGCAGTAAGAGTATAAGTTTTACATCCTGCAGGAGTAGCTTCAGGAACTAAAGTCCCTCCATTATCTACAACATTACATCCTACACAACAAACGTCATTTAAATCAATATTAGAATAACATAATTGAATTTCAGTACTATCTCTATAGTCGTATATCAAGTATAGGTTATCATTATTATTGCCACTAGGCATAGTAAACTCAGCAAAATACTCCTGAGTATTTAAAACATTTCTAACTGGAGTGGCTTTAGTAGATGCAGCCAATAAACTTCTAGTATCTGACTCTAAATTTCCGTAGAAAGTAGCACTTCTTAAAAACCTAAAGTTATTTTTACCTAATTGAAAATCGTAGTTATCATTATCTTTAATAAGTTTATTACTTATAATCCTTACAATAGCATTTTGATTTGGAATTAGACTAGCTCCTTGAGGCCCAGTAAAACTTAATCTGTCAGATACCAAGGGGTTTAATGTTCCACTTTTAAACTCCATTTGATTAGACTGTCGATCAGATCTTCTAAATAAACCATCTTGCCAAAAATATTGATTGGTAATAGTCTTCGTTAAAGTAGGAGTACTCCTATCTGCATTACTAGTTATACCTATTTGCCAAAGTGTAATTGTATCTGCCACAGGACAGTTAACAGTTACCTCTATAGTGTCTGCAGTTATACTATTAGAAGATACTGTAATTGTCATATCCTCAGCATATACTGAGTTTTTAGGAACTTGAAGTATACCGTTTATAGAGCTGGTAACACTTGTGCTAGTCCCATTATAAAGTGCAGTAATCGTATAGGTATTATTATCTGTAGAATCTGAAATAACAATATCGCTTCCTGAGGCTGAATTTGATCCAGTTTCTGTGATCATCTTGACTAGACCTCCGCCCACATTAGGAGTGTTTGCTTCAGTTATCACATTGTCGTTTCCTCCAGAAGGAATAACATACTCTATGTCAACCGTACCTACCTCTTGAGTTACGTTAACACAGTAAGTGACTGATTCACCGACAGGTATAGTAATATTTCGACTCCCGCCACATAAGTCACAATTACCCACAAAAGGTAAGGTGATACTATTAGCAGATAAAACATATTCGTTCATATAGGGGTCAAAACCACCTAACTTTTGAGCGTCAAAATTGTCATGAAATAAATCTCTAAACCATCCACGCATTCCTGTTTCAGATATAACAGCAAGAGATTCATTATTATAAGCACCTCCCTTTAATTGAATAACAGCTCCTCTTTGCTCATCAGTAAAGAATTTGTCAGCTCCAAAAACCGCAAAGCTTTCAGGATTTCTGCTTATACCAAACTCTTCTAGTCTAGCTATTTGCTGACCCAGTACTTCAGGAACAGATGTTAATGCTCCTGTTCCTCCTGCATCTGATAGTAAATCTTTTCCCGCTAGTACATAAGAAATTTTATCTTCTTGAAGCGTGAGTATATCTGTTTGTCTAGCGTATAACTTTTGTATTGATCCAAAAGAATCTTCAAGTGGTTTAAAATTTAAAAGTCCTAAGTTAAACTCATTAAGTCTGTTGATGTTAGACTCATCGTTATATACACCACTATAAGTTAAGTCTGCAAATCTATGTGCTTCTTGATATTCTTGAGCCGACGTTGTTGTCACCCTGTTTCCTAAAGCTAAAGCTTCTCCTTTTATAGAGTCTCTTATGGTATAGCTTTCAACGCCATTTCCAAAAGTAAAACAATCAAAAAATTCCGTGTCTATAACTGCTGGTTGCTCTGTATTTATATCTTGATTACTTTGAGTTCCTTCATGCTGTCCACTATCATCTATTAGCAAAGACAAATTATTTTCATACCATACATCAGGTAAGGCATCAGATGGAATAGTTTCAAAGACAACAATACCTCCGCTATTAGCTCTTTGAACACTAATGTTCATTTGCACAAAAGATCCGAATCTACTAGCGCGAGATCCAGTCGCTATTAGCCATAATGAATTATTCCCGCCATTATTAGGATCGCTTCTCCAAAAATTGTAATAATTAGTAGTTAGATCTGTTGATATATAACCAGGGCTAGTATTAAAGTTAAAAGGAATATTTTCAGGAGGAAACAACTCTCCTGGTTGTCCAAGTATCGGAGGTATATTTGGTCCTCCGAGATAAACATTTTTAGTTTTAGGAGGATTTTTACCACCATTTTCAAATATGCTTTCGGTTTCAATACGCTCACCAATATTGTCTCCATTAAACCAATCCATAAAATTAGGATAAGTTGTCTGTGAAACAAGATCAGGATTTCTATAAGTATTTTTTCTGCTTTCTATTCTATCAACTGAAATAAAAGATTGAGGACCCCTTCTGCTCTGTTCAATAAATATGCTTATACCACTGTTAACTGGTATAGTATAGTCTACATATGAATCTCCAAAAGCTGCAGTTGTGTCTGGGTTTTCAATGTTAACTATAAAAGATCCTACTGGAAAAGAACTTCCTGTTGGTCTTGCTACAGCACTTGTTTGTGGTCTTGTAACAAGATTTCCTCCTATTTCTCCGCTTGCTACTAAATTAATGCCACTTGGTATAATTTCCATATAGGGGCCGGCTGGCACGTCTATATAGTATCCTTCTGTTATAGGGTCTGTTTTTGGAGGTCCATTTGGCGCAGGAATTAAAAGAAAGTCTTTAGCCTTAACTGATTTACCAATAACAACAACTTCAGTACATGAGTTTAAAGCTCCACCAGCATCACTCTTTACTATAAGTCTTTGTCCATCTTCAATTTTTGCCGCATTCTCTCCTTCTAATAAAAAGAAATAACTATTACTCCTAGGATCTTTATAGTACACTTCACTATAAATAGTTTCGTAAGTAGACTCATTTGGTTTAATAACAAACTTGTAGAATTTAGCCCAAACAGGAGCTCTTTGTGTCCAAGGGATAGTTACTTGTATTTCATTTTGAGTAATTGAATTTCCACAAGGTATTTGAATCGTATTATTTGGACTTACTAAAGCCGTAGATGATCTTAAAAATTCATCCATATAAACTATTCCTATTTCATAGCTTCTGTTACTATGCAAACTTGAAGGTGTTAAGGTACTCCCTAACTCAGCCGTAAATGAAAGAAATTGAAAATACTCATAAAAACCTCCTGATGGAGCAGCCGGATCAACAACAAATCTAACAGCAGGTATTTGAAGCTCTAAAGAAGTTGCTCCAGGAGCATTACCAACAATTGCTATTGGATCTCCTGCTGAAATTATACCGCTTGAAAATTTTGTTACTGTTCCCGTTGGAGTTGTTAGTGTTGGTGGAACTGAACAATTAAACCGGTCTGTTAATGTATACCCATCACACGATGTCTCTCCAGATGCTGCGTAAACAGGTTTAATATTTGCAGTTGTACCTATTGCATTTTTAAATTCAGTTGAATCAATTAACTCATATATTGAATTATAGTTTGAAGGTAAAACAAAAATAAATTGAAGAGTTGTATTTTGAGTTGTTTGAGTTGGTTGTCCGCTTGTAGGGTCGAATATATAATGTTCGTAAGTAAAAAGAAAATTTAAAGAAGCTGTAGCAATTAATTCAGTGTAGGGATTTATTTGAGATAAGTTTATATTAACTCTAGCTCCAGGCACTAATTGAATACTACCAAAAGTATAACCACCAGCATTTAACGTATGCTTTAGTTTTGTGGTTTTTACTTGACCAGAAATTAAATCAGCGGAATATTGTAATTGTATAGGATCATTAAAAACATCTTTTAAGTCATAACCTTCAACATAGTTACCATAAACTAACCTGTTACCCATAATTGTTTGAGCTTGAGCAAGTAATGGAACATTATCATAAAGTCTCAGTAGCTCTGTCGATGGAATAACTGTAAATATTTTGCTATTGTTAAATTCAAAAGAATACAATTGATTATCTGCATAACCTAAACGATCTTTATTTAACTTATCAATAACCTTAATTGTACTATCAGTACTTTCTTTATATAAAATTTGTATTGATTTTACTAAAGGACCTCCAGAATTAAAACCTACATCAATTGATGTAATGGTATTAACCATTCCTTCGTTTAAATTTGAAGCAAAATCATAATTATAAAAAGCTGGAGAAAATGCTGGAGCAGACCACTGTGAAGTAGCGGAATATTCATCGTTTCCATATTGATATCTATAAGCAAAACAAATAAATCGTTCTTCTAAAAAATCATCTGTATTACCTGAGGTAGAACTTTCAAGTAAAAACGTAGGAGCAGAAGTAGGTGGCTTTTTAATAACCATCAACTCTTCAGCTGTTATACCATCAGTATTGTAAAAAGGATTAGGATAGTTTTGTAATATATTAATAACCCTTGGAGGGTTAAAGTTATCCGTAAAAAACAACAAGTCATCTACCAAGTCAACAGCTGTAATTAAATGTGTTGCGTTAAAGTTTAGGGTTGTACTTCCACCAGATCCATCATCAATGCTAATAACATGATAAGTTAAATTTCCTGTAGTAGGATTAAAAGAAACAATTAAATCTATCTTCCCTGTGTTTCCGATAGTAAATGCTGGATCATGAACAAACCAGTATATACGGTTATTCTGTCCATCTTCATACGCACCCAAACACCTAGCTTGATCACTTAATAATTCGGCTCCTGATATTGATCCTGTCTCTTCGTACTGAAGCGAGGTCAACTTGGTATTACCCTTAGAGTTTTCTACTGAACCAATTTCAGATCCTTCAGTTGATCCTAGTCTTACATTTAATGCATCCTCATATTCACCATTCGGTATAAGCCTTTCGTCAAGAGACTTATTCATTCTCCCTGCGATAAAATTTCTTTGAATATTTGCCATTCTATTTAAGCCACTTGTTTTGTCCTCTCATGCTCATTAAAAGTCTTCCAGGATGAATATCACTTATTCTAATCTTTGCATTTCTTAATAAAGAACTTTTATCTTTTCTAGCTCTGTTTATTATATACTCTTGTACTCCAAATTTATTATTTAATATTTCATATTTTACATATGCATAGAGATATTCTTCAAATAATTTATTTACACTTACCAATGAATCATTTCCGCTTTCCATTCCGTCCGATATATATTCTAAAACACACTGCTCATTAGCCATTGTAGAATCAAAATTAATAACACCCGCCTTCTTGTCTATTCTAAAGGTAGGATTAGCATTAGCGGTTTCAGTATTTAGACCATATCTAGCTCCAATATTATAATCTCTCCATGTGTCGGGATTATCTGGTGAGACATTTGACCCATCATTAGAATTGTTTTGATTTAGGTATATGCTTTGTTGTGATCCATTAACTCTTTCAGTATCTAGTGTTGAGTCTGCAGTTCTTACACTACCATCATTATTAAAACTTAACGTGCCAGTTGAACTTTGAAGATAAGATATAGCTGAATTTACCTGAATGTTTTCCGTAAGAGGTCTTAAGAATCCATTTTTATAAAGAGATATGCGTACCCAATTAACATAATCAGCCGGAAGAATAAATATTAAATTATCAAACACCTTTAGTTCTAAAGCTTTTATTTCTTTAAAGGCATCATAGTTAAGTTCTTGTATACCTCTTTTTGCATGAAACAAAATTTTATATCGCTCTTCGTTATTTATAAGTCCATGATTTCCCGCATACATTAACATGAAATTATTAACTATATCAGATAAATAAACATATTGATACGATCCCCAATTTTTATTAGTAGGTAAAACACCAGCGTTTTCGTAATATTGAAATTCAGATAAGTATGCCATTAGTTTTCTTTTTGTTCTTCCATTTGCTCCTGCTCTGCTCCAAACTGAGCCTCTTGTATGTCTCTAATTGACATGCCAGCATACTGTAGTATTTTAAATACAAGTGATGTTTCATCATCTGGTGATAATTCAAAATCTTGAAAGTCAGCTTGACTTTGATTAAAAGCAGGGTCTCCATTAGCCACTGCTATATAAGTCCAGTTTGGATCTTTAGGATAGCGTATATATTGAGCCTGTATATCGGTAGATCCATTGAATTGTGTA